GGCGTTCTTTTCTTCTTCACTGATATTACCAAACTCAACGTTATATAGGTGTATACCAGCATCAAGAAGGTTGTTATCAAGCCCTCGCATCTCGTTGATGTAGTCATCTGCTACATCTTGGTCGTCATACGCACTAGGGTCCAGACCACGATAGATTCGCCATTGCTGGATCACATCGTTGTAGTTCTCCACAATGTTGTCTAGGTCGAGATGTTCCCCTACCTCGTCTTCTGCTGCTTCGAGAAGATCAGCAAAATCCTCCTCTGGCACAGGAGTCTCTTGTTGTGAGGCAAGTTGAACTTCTTCTTCTGCTCTTTTCAACAGGGTAGCAAAATCCTCTTCGTCCTCTTCAGGGGGTGCTTGTACATCCTCTTGAACAGGTGTTTGCTGGGCACCACTAAAGTCTGCCACAGGCAAAGGTGTCTGTACAGGTGTAGCGCCAGCTTGACGAGTAAACTCGTTAGCTACTGTTTCGTCTTTTTGTGGTGTGAGCATAGTGTTCCTACTTATTCAGAGAACTTAGTGAGCTATTCATGAAAAGTCTCGCTGGTTCGGGGTCTCCAGCCTTTAAGGCATCAAGCGCCCTTTGTGCAGCTTTGCGAACATTTTCAAGTGGGGATTTTGCGGCTCCTTCTAGTACTCCTCGCATTCTAACTTCAGGGTTATCCTGTCCCACAGCAACTGTGTCTCCTTCTCCAGCCCCAGGTGTAATGCTGGCTGTTCCCGCTTTAATCTGAGCACTTGTTGCCCCTCCAAGAGGTACAAAGTGTGCGTCTTTATGAAGTTTAAAAGCTTCCTCTATTTCCTCAGAATTATACTCAACCTTATCATAACCTTTGATAGGAACATACTCACCCTTTTCATTTAGTCTCATAATTCGGCCCATTTTTCTACTAGGTTTTTGTGGTGCGTCCTTTTTAAACTTTGTAGCATAGTTAGTATCACCAGCGAGAGCGGCTGCTTCAATATGCGGTAATAGAAATTCTATTTCTTCATCAGTGTAACCATAATTTTCAGACTTCAACAAACCTGTCGCCGCTATCTTGATGTTTGTAACGAGGAGTTCCCGTTCTTTTTTAGTTAGTTCCTCCTTACGGTTAAATTCATCTTGAATCTGTTCTAGGCTGTTAAGGTGGCGTTCCTCAATTTGGTCTAGTGCAAACCTTTGCTGTGTCTTGGCGTTATCTTGCGTGTAGTCTTGGTCGATCTTCCTCAGTTCTTTTTGTCGGCCAAATTGACGATCTTCCGCAGCCCGAGTACGCTCTTCCGTTCTCGATTCAGTTTTCAACTGCCAATCACGCTCGTCTTCAAGGTCTTCCTTTTTACGCATACGCTCTTGTTGGTCTGTGATACCTTCACTGACAGACTTAAGGAAATGCTTGGCGAATTGACTAGTCCATCCCATTTTCCATACCTCCCATCATTGCTTCTGGTGCTTTCTGCGGCATCATTCCAGAACCAAGTGAAACTTCACCTGAATCTTCAGGTGTTTCCTCATCTTCCATAGCGTCTTCTAGCACGTTAGCTCCCTCAGACTCTTGCTTGGTTAGTTCCATCAACTCATACTCAGCCTCTTTCAGGGCGTCCAGTTCAGGGTCTTTGCTGTCATCGCTGTCAACTCGTGCTTCACCACCTAGATTTTCAACTGAGTTAATAACCCCGAGAAACACAGGCAGGGCCATTTGTACCGCAACATCTACTGACCATTTACCCTCAGAGAAGCCTGTCAGCAGAATACCGTCAGTCATGTCCTCGGCAGAAACTCCTCGTTCCATAGCCTCAATCATGTTGCGTCCAACCTCAGCAGACATGATGTTAGGAAGAATAGAGTCCAGTGCTTCTTTCGGAGTGTTGTACTGCGGGGGTTGCTCCCACGGACGAGAACCTGGCTCTGTCGTGAGTGACATACCGGGAATTGGTGCACCAACAAAGTTGGTTAGTTTTTTATCTGGTGGCATACCTACCATGATTAGGACTTCCTTTTCTTCGTTTTCTTCTCTGCACGATTAGCGATACTAGTGGCAAGTGCCCTAGCATATGGTGCATCAGCGTAGAGTTTCAGTTGTTTTTCAAATGGAGAACTCACGCTAGGGACAGGTTGTTTTGGCCTGTTGTTGCGTTCTGCCAATGACGGTGGAGCCATGCTACTCAACAATGTAGCATCCTTTTTCTTTTTAGATTTTTCTTCAGAGGCATCCGCAGCATCCTCCAACTCACTTGCATCTTGAATGTTAAAAGACGCACGGGACGCTTTTGCAAAACTATTCAACGCTTGGCGTACTAGAGACATTTTTATTATCCTTTCCCTTTTTTAACCTGAACCGAATATAAACGAACCAATTTTGCTGGTAACGGCATCACTGGTAACAACCTTACCAAAGATTTCTCCAACGAAGCCAGCGATACCAGGATCGTCGGCTGCAATCGCATCTAGTTTGCCTTGGTTCATCAGGGTCTGTACCGCAATCTGTGTTGCACGATCTTGGTTGTTCTGATCCGCTTTAAAGGCATACTCTGCCTGATCTCTCCAATCCTGCCACAAGTTGTTCATCGCCTGATTACTCCGATCAAGGATGTTCTGTGCATTGAACTGATTGGCTGCGTTAATCGCCGCAGTATTTGCAGTGTTGATCTGACGACGCCACTGAGCGTTGGATTGGTCAATCTGTAGCCGCATGTTGGCATTAAACTGTTCACGCTGGTTTTTCATCTGAGCGTTAAACTGTGAAATAGCATTTGCTTCCCCAGCGTTAAACCGCTCCATAGCGTTTTTCTGGTCGGCGTTAAACGTGGATACAGATGTTTCAAGCTGTGAGAAGAATTGCTGGTTCTGTTGTGTACTCTGTGCATTGAACTGCTTTGCAGCGTTCTGTGCAGCAGCATTGGTGAACAAAGCCTGTGCATACACTTGAGCATCATTCTGAGCAATTGGTAGAGCACTTTCAAACGCAGCCTGATACAAGGCTTTACCAGCTTCACTAGAAGCACCCATACCACGGGCAGCGAGTATCTGTTCTGCTCTACGGATGTTTGCAGCAGCCCAAGCAGGTACTTCACCCCCGTTGAACCCTTCATACAAATCTGCCAACTGGCCTTGAATAGTTGCAGCTTCAGTTATCTCTACATTTGTAGCGTCATATGTTTGAGCATCTTGTCTAGCCGCTGCTTGAGCTTGGCTAGTGTTTGCCTCACGCATCTGTGCAGCAATGGTGTTAGGATCAAGAACCTTACCTTCAGTGCTTAGAAGTTCTCCTTCTTGAACACTCATAAGTGTTGGGTCTAGGCGACCACCTTCAGGCAGAGTGGGGGCGTTGAATTGGTCAACCATATCTGCTTTAATTGTGCGGCGACCATAGGCATCACGCTCTCCTGTGTAGCCTTTGGTCTGCCACTCACCAGCAGCACCCGTGCCCCAACCACCGAGATAACCACGATTACGATAATCCTGTCGTTCACGCAATACTTCGATAGGGATCGTGTCGGGATCAGTGAATTGGCCCCCGAGGAGGTCCGCACGGATGCTGCCAGTGTCTGCGTCGAGATAGTCCTTTACAGCGGCGTCTCGTGCAGCTTGTTCTTCAGGTGTGAGAGTAGTGGGGGTAGTTGTTGTACCATCAGGTGTAGTTGTAGTGCCACCGCTTTGATCAGTGGTGGTGGTAACTGTAGGAGCAGTTGTACCATCAGGTGCAGGTGCAGTTGTGGTGTCAACTTGTCCTTGTTGTGTTCCCGCAGGATAGTACTGCTGAATTTGTTCAGGAGTTAACTCGTGAAATGTACCATCAGCTGTACGATAGCCACCTTCTTGTGCGAGTTGTTGGGCAAACATAAACCCTTGACCACTGTTCTGGTAGAACGGGTCATCAATGTTAAAGTCGTCATTGAGGGTAAGAACGTTAGTCCCTTGTAGTGTCATACCGGGACCAGGTGCATTCCAATTGTTACCACCTTCGTAGGTGAAGGTGTTGTCATAAGCATTAACGATTTTACTATCGTTATTTTGTCCTACCTGTGGATAGGCAGTCGTGTATAGCCCCGTTTGGGTAGCAAAGTCTTGGACATTAGTAGTGTCAATGCCTTGGTTTGCTTTATCGAAGTTTACACCGTAGTCGTTTGTGTTTGCCATAAAAGTTTACCTCGGGTTTATACCGCGTCCCTCGGATCAGGAAGCATGGGTCCAGATGGTCCCATCGGCAAATTGGTGGCAGCGTCATTGAGGTTTGAGCCAGCGGCAATTTGATTAGCAGGTGTAGTAGCAGCCTGTTGTGCAGGTGCCATTGGGGATTGCATTGCAGGTGAATTCAAAAGTGATTGTACACCTTGATTCGTGTTATAGGTCATAGGTTGCATGTCTTGTAGTTGACGCTCTAGATCAGCACGTCCTTGCAGACCTTGCTCACGTACATCGCCAAGATTGCTTAAAGTTTGTGCAGAACGCCCTTCGTAGAGATTCTGGAAGTTACCAAGTTGGTTACCGAACTGGTCAAACTGACCTGCCATAGAACCGAACTGATTACCGAGATTAGCCATAGCCTGACCTTGATTACCAAGTTGACCAAACACCGTCATACCCTCCTCAGCAGGTGTGCCAATAGCGCTTTGCACTTCTCCTACACCCTGTCCAACAGTGCCAATATCACCTTGAAGGGTAGCTTGGTTTTGCATGATGGTGCCTTGATTACCTGCTAGTGCAGTTTGTCCTTCACCTAGTTGGGTTTGTCCCTGTTGAAGAGTGTCGAAGCGAGGGGCCATACCAGACGTAATTTCAGATACAGACGGACCAGTGAATTGCGGGGTTTGTTCCTGTTGCGGAACAGGTTGATTTGAATACATTTGCTCAAGAGTACCCGTGTCGAGACCCTGTTGTTGTGCCCACGTGCCAAACTGGCCTGTACCAAAGTCGCCTGTGTATCCAGTTTGTGATGCTAACCATTGGTTTTTCTCGGGGTTGTAACCATAATCAGGCATCTCTAAATAACTCCTACTAAAATTGCAGTAACAACTGCTAATCCGATTCCGACAGTGTACTCAACAAAAGCAAAGGTCGGTACTTTATTACGCATCCAATATACATAATGTTCAACCACCTGTAAACAAGGAGGTGCAAGGAACATATAAATACCAATTAAAGACAGCCAAGGGTTTACAAAGTACAGAGGGATACTCACAAAAAGGAACCACGCATAACGCATAAACATTCCCATAAGGTCTCGACCAAAGCTGCTTTTACTTTTGAAGAACAGGTCTCGAATTTGCCAGCCCCATTCATCATCAGGTTTGTTGTTTCTCCCAAGGTCCATCTGCGTCCCGTGACCGGGGGTTTGAGCAGCAGCAAAGATGGCTCCCGCCAGAACAATCAAACCCAATGTAGTCAGGTTGAGTGGAAAGGTGAGGGTAGCAAAAAAGAGGGTGAGGACAAGGAACAGAGGCGTCAGCATTAGGCTGATTGCTCGCCCTGGCTTCCAAGGCTTGAAGCTTCCGCCCCTGATTGCCCAGGTCACTGTTAGTGTAGAGCATGTCATAAATGCGAGAAGTGTCCATTGAATCTCCATGTTACGTAGGCCATCCAGATGTTACGTCAACTTTATTTAAAGCTGTTAAAGTAGTTGCTGCGTCAATTTGTTCTTGCAGGGCAGCTTCATTCGCGTACACAGCAGAGATATATGCTTCCACTGCATCACGAATTGCAGCAGCAGAGGTAACATCTCCAGTGACCACTGAACCCCCACGGGTTACGAACTTTTGTGTGCCACCACGACGGTCAAGCATATTGGCGAGTTGGTTGATTTCCTGTTGACTACGAAGGTCCGTTTTGTACTCAACACCGTTGATGGTGATGCCACGATTGATTGCATGGTTTGTGTAGTTACGAAGTTTACCAATGAAGGCAGCTTTTCGTTCACCAAGGGTTGTGTTGCGTACCTGATTGCTGTACACAATGCCATCCTGTACGTAAGGCGCTGTGCTGACACTGATTTGGTTTGTGCCAACAGCCTTTTTGTCAATAGGGAAACATCCAAAAGTAGCAGCCTTTTCTTCGCTGATGTACGCTGTGAATGAGGTTCTAGGGAACAGAGAGGTCATAGAGCCAATGCCAATGATCTCATCATCAACAACTTGAGCCATGGGAGTTGTGTTGGTTTTAATTTGCATAGATTAAATCCTTTTGTGTCCTAGAGCGCAGGGGGAGTTGGAGGGGTAAATCCAGCGGTATCATAAACAAGCCCTGACGAAACTCGAAAATTGTTGTAAAGCATGAGTTGACTTCCGGGAGCGCCCCCATCTTGCATACGCTTACCAAAACCCGGCGTACATGTATGAGCAGTAGAAAATGTCAATTCCATAGCGAGAGTACCATCGACGTGAATCCACCCCTGTGTTCCATCAGTCATAATGCTGTAATGTACAAAGGCGTCTGCCCATCCAGATGCGCTAGTTACGGCGTAGCTACCTGTGGATGTAGCTACCCCGGTCTGACCCGAGAAATAGACTCTACCATCATCATTTGTGAAGATACTTGCATACGGATTCGCGCTAGCGGCAGCGGTTGTTCGTAACCCAACAACAGTCATAAAATACTGTGTACTAGCCGCATTATTTCCCTTTGCCCAAATCTCTACTGTTCTAGTGTCTACTCCCCCTTCAAAATTAGAGGCAGACGACCAGAGTGAAGTATCTCCTGTTGCACCAAGCGAGAAGCTATACGTGCTAACACCTGTTGATTCATTTGTAGGGTTACTAGCACCACTGATAGTTAATGTATTAACCCCAGAAATACTGTCTAAGTAGGTAGTACCGTTGTTATCATCAAGGCGGTATACTTCTAGAGTTCCAACGCCCTCACCAGACCCTGCTGCTCCCATCAATGCTGATTTATGGATCGTTGGCATGGTTACGCAAACGCCTGTCCTGCCGTGAAGCCACGAACTTTCGTACCATCAGGGCTAAAGAATGTGAACACATCAATACCAGCCGCACTTGAAGTCAAGGTTGGAGCAGTGTTGTCACTAGCCCACGACACTGCTGTTGCCCATGTGATTGTCGTTGTATTTGGGTGTACTTGAAGGGTCCAAGCATCGCCAGCAGAGATGGGGCTGAAGTCAATGGTGGTTGCTACGCCCGTCGTCAAGAATAGGTCATACACTCCCGGTGCTGCAACAGTGTAAGCAGTGCTGACGGTAGCAGTGGTGACAGCTTCGCGAATACCTGCATTAAAGGTTGCAAGGCCGTTGTGGGTGTTTGCGCCTGATGTTACAAGAGCGCCAGAGATGTTAACATCAGCGAAAGCGGCTGTAGAGTTAACCGTCAGATTAGTGAACGTCCCCGCCGCAGCAGCAGATGCACCAATAACTGTGCTGTTGATTGTAGCACTGGTAAACACCACCCCTGCAATTGTGCCGCCAGTGATGGCAACATTGCTCTGATCAAGCGGAACACCCTGCACACCTGCAACGTTAACAGTCCAACCAGCATATGTACCAGAACCCTCTGTACGCTCAATGTCAAGGCTTACTGTCTGTGTTGCAGTCGTATAAGACGCAACCTCACCAAACACCCAGTTGTCCGCTGTTGCAGTGATAACCAATCGTGCTCCGGCAGCAATACCAAGGTTATCTGCAAGAACAAATGAAACTCCATCTGCGGTTGCAATTGTAGCTGTAGTTGTTGTGGTAGTTGAAAGAGCAAGATTATTAGCAATCTGCGTCGTCACATAGGACTCAGTGGCAATGGCATTGCCAGCAATAGTTCCTGTACTACCTACAACAAGATTGGTTACAGTCGCTGTCGTTGTGGTAACATTTGCAAAAGTTGCAGGAGCACCAGAAGCATTGACAGCGGAGGTGACATTCAGATTCCCTGCTGTCAGGTTTGTAAAGTTGGCAGAGGCAATAGTAATCGCTGACAAATCTAATGTAGAGCCAGTTGCTAATGTCACGGTTCCTTGAAATACAGCGGAAGTCGTGTTGGTCAGATTAGCTATCGTTGCTGCCGTAATGACGTTACCTGATAGATCAATTGTTCCACCAGTTGCGAGGGTAAGTGTACCACGAATTGTTGCGGCGGTGGTATCCACATTTGATACATAAAGAGTTCCATAACGGACAGTGCTAGTTCCGAGATCAAAGGCTGTGCCCGTTGATGTACGGAGTTCAGTTACGCTGCTGACAAGTACCTCTGTACCAGCCACATCAATCCGTATCAGGTCTTCATCAGAGGTGCTCTCAACGCGGATACGTGTGTCACCATCTGCGTCAGAAATTAGAGGTACAAGTGCTCCTCCACCTGTAGTACCATCGTGATTATGCCCTGTTGTTTCGGACATAGCCGCCTGGAGTTGGTTGAACTCAGCATTAAGTGGTGACGCCTGTACAACAGCGCCTGTAATGATGTCTGCGGCAGATTGTCGCTGGTAACCTTGTGGCATGTTACGTTACTTCTCTTTCGCTGTCACGCATACTTATAACGAAGCCTTGTATGCTAAACGGTTTATTAGTTGTCCCTGTTGTAACAAAGGAAAATTTTACGCTGGGGGTAATTCCCACGATATTAGTTCTACGCCCGAAACGTCCTTCACCATCATAAAGAATAGTATTATCATCGTAAAGAACGTTAGGATCATCATAGATAGCACTCAGTGCTGTGATGCTCTCACTAAAGTTCGATGGGCTTTCATAATCAGGGTCATCCCAGGCGTAGTTTAGTCCAAGGAAGTATGAGAATTGTCCTTCAGAACTGATAAACAAATTTATCCGTCTAAGGTCTTTTAGTGTCTCCGTATCCCCAAAATCTAGATAAGGTGTGTCGTACACGGTGATTTTTTCTGATCCGTTGAAGCTTGTATCACCTCTTTCCAGTTCGTAGACTACACCGTCTTTACCACCAAAGATAACACGCTCAACACCATTTACAAAATCACTGTCAGTACAGTTTGCTTGGATACCTAAAAGATCACCGAATTCCCATTGTGAAGTTCCATCTGATGCGTAACGCTTACCACCAATAACCCCAATTGATTCTGAAGCCTGTTGGCTGCTCTCAAATATATAGAACCTGAACTGAGTCTTTTTACGTATAACTTGTCCTAGCACGTTTGACAGATCATATAGTTCTGGATAGTTAATCAGTTTTGACTTGATGTTTTCACTAATTGTTTCAAGTTCAACATCCCCGATTCGATCAGTACCGGAAACTGTACGTATGCCATCTGGACTATAATAAATGAGATCGCCACCAACAGTAACAAGGGCATCACGAGACACAATCCCAATATTCTTAGTAACGTCAACCAACTGGAAGTCACTACTGTTATTACCTGTGATTTTTTTAATCTGGTCACTACCGAATATGTAAAGGTCATCACGAAACACACCAATCGTTTGAACTGCAAAACCTACATTAACACTCAGAGAGCCAGCACCAGTAGTAAATCCGTCAGGGTCATTAGGTGAACTAAAAACCACAAGGTTAGCACGAGTTCCAGACATACCGCTATATGCTAAGTGATTCTTGAAATCCGCAGTTACAGAACAACCTTCTACATCAGTTGAATCCGCAGATGTAAGAACAGTCCAGCCGTCAGCGGAGTTATAAGCTGCGGGGAAATTGACGCCATCAGTGACCGTGTACGCTTCTTTTCCCTCGAAGTTGTACTTGCTAACTCTCAGTCGGCTAACACCTACTGAACTGCGTACATCCGTACTACCTGTTGCAAAAATGTTAACAGCCGCAGTTGCCCAAGTAGCTCCCGTAACCCATCTGTAAATATTGTATTCACTTCCAGTTGTACTACGTGCAGCGTGTACCGTGTCTTGGAAAATCCAACAACCTAGTGTTGCACCTGTACCTGGCAGAGCGGTGGATGTTGTGTCATACGGGCGTGAACCATCAATAGTTCTGTAGCCGTCAGTCTGAGACACTTCGTAGTTAATTAGTCGTGTAGCATATCCAGGTCCGTTGACACTAAGGTTAATAGAGGAGTCCTTTGTGTTCAACCCGCCGTTACAAAGAATACGCTCACTGCGAATTGGTTCATTTGCCATAGTTACGTCAACGTCACATTGCCAATATAGGCAGCGGAGCCTCTACGCCGCTTCATTCTACGATCCTTGACACGAACGTATTGATCATTGGTTTCAATGGTCCGCATACGAGATACACCTTTTGCAAATTCCTGACGGAACATGCTGGCTTGGTCACTGTTACCTCGCTTGGCGTTCAAATAGTAACACGCACCATTAACAATAACCTGTCCGTAGCGATCTGGAATACGTGTGGTATCTGTGCTGACACTAAGTGTGGTAGGATCAACGTAGCGTGTGTAAGAAACTGTGTATGCCTGATCAGGGATTTTAGTGAACCCCAAATTGTTGTTAGGATAGCGGAACACATGACTAGGAGTGTCATAGTCAGATGAAGTTGCATCCCCATCACGCTGTGAAAAATTCTTAACCCAATGGTCATAATCAATCTGAGGCAACCACCGCTGATTTACAGATAGCGCATCAGACTGATTTAGCATGATGGTATCCATGTCAACATCTTTTGTGTCAGATGGAAGGGTGTAGCGTTGTGTTCCTGCAACCATCGTCAGAGTTGTTGCAGTAACGTTGAAGGCCCACTCAAACTCGTACATATTGATGTCTAGGATGGCGTCGTTAACAGCGTCTTTTGCTAGGCGAATTTCAGGGTCAGTGGAGGTATCAAAAGATGCAGCAGCAGCTTCCTTACCCCCAAAGCGGCGCAATGTTCTGTTTGTCAGATCAATAAATGTCAGCGCCACTAAAGTGTACCTCCGTAATTAGGCCGCAGCAGGTGTCTGCTCAACTACCCTTAAATCCTCACGAATAGAGAACTTTGGAAAACTCCCCATCATACCGGGGGTTTTCTTTAAAAAATTAATAAAATCTGAATTCAGTCGATTAGCCATAAGTATGTGGACTTCATCATCCAGAACGCTTTTACCGTTGTTCTTCTGCTTTTCAACTATATAATCAGCCAATAGCCGTGTACCAATTATGTGAACAGGAATTGGGTTTAGTGATAGGGCTGCAAAAGCTTCTTGACAAGCACCTATTAGTACAAGATTTGTGTAGACTTCTGTACCGTTGTTAAGAGTGATTGGAATCTGCCCTTGATCTTTAGTCATAGGCCGATCACCTGTGATATGGGTGGTCTTATCTTTATCCCATGAAAGGTCAAATCCGTAGACAACAACCTGTGAGAAGCCTAAATAATGGGCAATACCCATTGATTGTAGCGTTGTGTTTGAACCCTGTGCTACAGTTGTTGCTGGATGCCAATCTGCTGCTGTCCTACTCTGGAAGCGAACTACCTTGTCCTTCTTGTAAAGATCAAATAGTTTTGGATGGCATTGAGTTGAAATCAACTGTGTGGTATTTTTGTTGTGGTAGGTGTATTTTAACTCTGTTTCTTTGGTGTCAACATGAACGTTAAAGTCAACCTTGATACCGTATTTTTCCAGAGTTTCGCCACATTTGATGGCAAACACCTTGTGCCCGAATTTCTCTTGAGCGTTTTTGATGCTCATAATATTATCTATAAGACCGGGGCCAGGGGCACAAATAATAGCAATCTTACCAGCATACTTCTTCTTGTGCATCTTCAGATGCTGTTGAATTGATACTGTACCTTTTCGAGCGTGATTGGCTTTGTGATTAGCCTTTAGGTTCTCTGTGTCGTCCTGACATTTAAGAGTAATCACAAAAACATTCCTTCTCTAAGTGCAGTTAAAGGTGGAGAGGGGTGATAAGCCCCCCTCGCACCTAAATGTAGTTACACCTGACGATTAAGCCAGATAGTCACGTGTTGCCACACCACCGAGACCAAGCTCAGAAGCATCAGTCATCCACGCAACGACACGGACTTTACCGTTTGCTGGTACAGTTGCACCAGGTACGTTAAGAAGCATGTCAATGGTGTCGGCAGCAGAAGTAGGCAGAACAGTGTTTGCACCAAATGGAGCAAGACCATTCGAACCTACAGCCGGGTAGCCGAGGGTGTTGAGGTCACCACCGTCGATGAAGTCATCGCCAGCAGCAACGTCAAGGTCGAAGGTTGCACCCGTTGAGGTGTCAACCGTCAGAACTTCTGCAATAGCGCCGTGGAGGAGAGTATTAGCAGGTACATTGATGACCTGAATAATATCGCCAGTAGCGAGTGCAGAACCCTTGGTAGTGGTGACTTCAGCGAAGTCAACAATCCGTTCAACCATATACGGGACACGATTGCTCAGACCGGAAACATGGGTGCCTTCAGTAGCAGAGCCACGAGTGAAATTAACAGTAGCCATAATAGATTACCTTTCTCTAAGCTCGGTCTTACTGACCCAAGTTATAACGGGCGGTTACGAGACCTTCAGGACGGAGAACTTTCCGACCGTACAGGTGCAGACCGCGAACAACATCACCGAAGAAGTCCGTAGAACGGTACGTTTCGGATTTGTTGATTTGCTCGGCGCAAGCAACGGAGCCTTTATGTCCTGCAACAATCACACCGTAGTTAGTTTGTTGTGCAGCCGTAGATACGGATTCAGGACCAGAACCAATGCTCGGAAGGTTGTTGGACGAGTACAGTTTAAAGCCGTAGATCATGCCTTTACCGATACGACCGTTCCGCAGCAGGTTTTCACCAGTAGAGGTAAAGTCGTGATCCATGAGCTTGGAACCTTCGTCACCAAGAACTTCAAGGAAGGCAGGGTCAACGATCAGCCAACGATCTTCTTGCGGGACGTTCTGACGGTCCAGCAGACGCTTCATACGGTTGATCACACGCAGCGGCGTAGTGAAGTTAGACGTATTAATCGTCGGGCTAGTACCAATCGGAATTGCATCACCAGCAGAAGCAGCAGTCGTACCAAACTGAACAGAGAAGTCAGTACGGTCGAGTTGCATGGAAGCCAGCAGACCTTGACCATTTGTGGTCGAGATCGGGGAGGTTCCAGAAGCATCTGCCGAAGTTGCAGTCGTGTCACCAACACCAGCGAGGCTAGACAGTTTGTAGCCCGTCATGTAGGCGAGAACGTCACGATCAAAGGTATCGCGGAGTTCATAACCAGCACGGTCAGAAGCCAAAGACTCCCAGTTGTGATGGGCATGTTTTTCCTCAATGTCGTCAATTTTGAACGCGTAGTAGTTCGACTTGTCGATTACCAGCGTGAATTCTTCGTCATCAAGGTCTTGAGCGGTGATCTGAGTACCACGAGAGTACTCTTTAACGGTGATCGACGGTTCTTTGATGATACGGACGGTATCACCTTCGTTTTCGATCTCACCGAAGTAGTCAGAGTTACAAATTTCCCGACATACGGAAGATTTGCGGAAAGCCAACTGTGCCTTCTTGGAGAAAATCTCAGGAGAGAAATTTCCGTTAGGAAGGTTGTTCCAGTTGGAAGCAGCGCGGAAAGCCATAGTAAGTTACCTCCTTCAAGGGTTTTGGGCCTTTCCAATTCAGCCAAAAACGGGAGCTAACACATTCCAAGGCTACTAACACATTAATTCAACAAAATTTGACGGGTGCCATAAAGGGGCGTCAAAGTAAGGGGTCGAAAAATGGAGTAGGAAATTGGTAGTCAGCAATAAGAACCAATCAACTTGGGGTATCAGAGTATCCACTAATGGAGGTCTTACCCACCTATGAAAGGTTCCATTGTATGCAAAAAGTGCTTTAAAAAAAGGTTTTTCACCTTTTTACACGTACATTATATCACATAAAAATACGTTTGTCAAGCACTTTTTGCAATTTCTTGTGTTTTTTTTTCTATTCAGTCGGAGCGTGGTTCAAATGACCCGTTGCATCGTAGAGATATCGACCTTCACGACGAGCCTTATCAATCTGCTCCATGTGCTGTTCAAACTCTGCATCGCTCATAGCATTCACCATACTATCACTATACAGGTATTCACGCTTGCTTACCGGATCAGTTTTTGTAGCAGTTTTGCTAGGAACATCTTCCGGTGGTTGACGTGTTTTACGCTTCTTCTTAGGAGCCTCTTCGAGTACTTCCTCGTCAGATTCATCTACAGGTGATTTCCACCCTGTGTCAGCCTTAAACAACGTGATGATAGCGTTGAGTTGCTTTGCAGTAGCATATGGGTTACTGAGAGTATCAACTGTATTTTCAGGTGCTTCTTCAGCTATCCAATCAGAGAACTCCTCAGAGTTTTTTACGTGCTCTGCATCTGGATGGCGTTTGATAACCTGGCTCATAACCTTTGCTACGTGTAGTTCTGCCTTTACGGTATCAAGGTCTTTAGTACGATTAGTGAACTCTTCGTCAACTTCTGCAAGACGCTTTTCAACCATAGTGTCAAGTACACGAGTAAAGTCAGGATACTCAGCACGGAATTTTTCAATATCTTCCTCAGTGGAAAGATTCTTGAGGCGTTCCTTTTTATTAGCCTCTAGCTTGACATTCTTTAACTCATTTTGAATTTCTCTGAGTTGCTTTTGTAGTTCAGCATTCTGCCGTCGAGAGTCAGCATGACGTTTTTGCCAATCATGCTTCTGCTCATTTTTCTTCTTCTGTTTAGGCTCTTCTTCATCCTCTTCAGATTCTGTTTCGTCAGCTTCTTCTACAACTTCCTCTTCTTCGACTTCTTCTTCGGCGTCGTCTTCAATAGGGGGAAGTTCAACTTTTTTTCCTAGTTGGGCTTCTCGCTCTTCTTGGAACTTCTTTTCTGCTTCGGCAATTTCCTTTTCTAGGTCTTCATCTGAAGTATTAGAACTAGAAAAACCATAACTCTTCATCATTGCTACTTTTTCAGCCACTTGTATATTCCTTTCATAGTCGCTGGGGCGCACAAATAAAGGCTGTGCGGTGCCAACACCACAGAAGAATCATTTCTTGTGTGGGTATTCTTAATCTGGTGTGTCGTTGTCTGCGCTTGCTTGTCCAGAGCCATCTGCGTCATCAGAGTCGGATTCATTTCCTCCGTATCCTCCAAAATCCCCTGAAGCGGCGTTGCTTCCTGCTTCTGCTTGGACATCCCGATCTTCTTTCGTGTTTCCAAAAGCGTCGAAGCCGATTTCCTCATCGTCCAAATCTTCTTTTTCTTTATCCATAAAGTCTTTTTCATACTCCCCTCGGAAGTCTAGTGCAGCTTCTACTTGTTGGTCTGTGAGATTACCAAAATAATCTACTGCTGCTTTAGTACCTAGAGAAGGGACAGGACCGCCAACTTGGTATGAACCGTCTGAACTGTAAGACTCGATGTTACCACTAAAGGGGTTAGTGGTGTTATACCCACCAATAACGTTACCTACTGAACCTGGAGGGGCACCACCATGTGCTTGAGATGTTTCAGACAAGGCTTCAAAGGATTTCTGTGCTGCATCCGCCATACTTTGCGCGATCTCGCCTTTTACTTCTGGCCCAGCAGTTGCAATAGTAGACAGATAATCTCTAGCCTTTTGGCGATCTTTTGTAGCGAGGTCTCTTAGTTGGCCCTTTGTATCCATAAACCCAGCAACTTTACCGGGTAGACCAGGACTAAGAGCAGCATTAGCTACCATATCCATAACATCAACGAGAGCGTCGGGCGCTGTGGCTGTATCAACAAGTCCCTCAATATTCCCTCGGTCAATCATCTCTCCAACTGACTTACCAAACTCCCCGCCTTCAACACTACCGACGCCAAGGGTTTGAGTAGTTCCTCCTGCTTGACCTGCTCCACCCGGTGAGCCTCTATTGGTTCCCGCTCGCATCTCATTCTCTCCAGAATTTAAATCTTGAGTTCCTGGACCTTTAGTGGTAGATGAAGATGTACCTGTTCCTACAGTTTTAGAACCAGATGTTCCGGTGCCAACAGTACTTTGTCCCGCAGATGAAGCAGAACCTTCTTGCTGTTGTTTTTCCACCTCTTTTACAGCTGATGGTACATATGTTTTAGCAATGTTTATAGAACCTGGTTGGTAAACTGCTTCAGGGTAGTAGCCACCTTGAGTTACAACACCCCCTTGGTTAAACGCACGAACAGGTTGTGGAACTTTCATCATAGGCTGCTGCTGCTGTGCCATCTGAGCAGGAGGAGTAGGCTGACCTTGTGGCTTGCCCATTTGAGGTTGTTGTGGAGGGCGTGGTTGTCCCTGCCCCTGTTGTGGTGGTTGTTGTGGTTTTCCCATCGGACGCTGTTGCGGAGGACGAGGCTGACCTTGTGGTGGTTGTTGTGGTACAGGTTTACCACCAACACGCCCCTGCTTCTGCATTTGTGCCATGCCTTCTTTTGCAGCAGACTCCATCTTCTGCAATTTCTCTAATCCATACCAAGCCACGGCTTCCTTTGTCAGGACGCCTTCACCTGGAGTCAACTTAGCTGGAACCGTGTCAGGACTTGAAGGCTGGGCGACGGGTCTTGGCTGCGGTTTTTGAAACGGAGTCTGCATTAGAGATCACCTTGTCTTGTTTTGCGGCTTCATCGGCCCACACTTGAGGGTCACGATTAATCTTGGCTTGTAACTGGCATAGAGCAGCGTAGCCACCATTCACACGAATCAAGTCTTCTGCGGTGGATGGTACTTGTAGGTTTTTCACATAATCTGCTTTTAAATCCTCTATGATAATGTTTAGTGCCTTTACATTTTTTTGGATACATAGGGTTCTGTACGATTGTAGTACTTCTTTATTCATCATTGTGGAACTTCTCCTCCTCCACCGCCATCATTTCCTGTAAATCCTGGGGTTCCCGGTACTTGCGGTACGCCTACTCCCGGTACACCCCCGCCAGAACCCTGTGTGTCTTGTGCTTGCGCTCCTGCGGGACCATTAGGGGGTTGCGGTGCCCCCGGTGCTCCTCCACCTTGAGGTCCACCCATTCCCTGCATCTGCATAAGGAGTGCTTGGTATTGTGCTTCCTCTGCGTTATTCAGGAGCTTATCAGGGTCAAGATCAAGTGACTTGGCAATCTCACGCAGCATGTAAGGCCAGCGGACGTGCGGAGCCATAACCTGATTTGACGCCTGTTGCATGAACATAGCAAGACGTTGTGAACGAATTTCGTTAGACATGAGAGCGTCCGTGCCACGGGCACACACTGTCACATCTCCGAGAGCACGTTCATCAAAGTCAAACGTCATGTTGTACTCAAAGAGTGAGCGAGCCAACTTCTCTAGGCCGTTATCATAGTTCTTGATAACAGTTTTGATGTTGGTTGACGCTGCACCCATAAGCATTGAGATACCAGATGCTGTACGCCCAACGCCTGTGATGCCTGTCTGACCGTGTGCAAAACTTGGAAAGCCTGTGCTTTCATCTGATAGTTGACGAGCTTTGTCAAACATCATCATGTTTTCTTGGGTGGTGTTCTGGAACTTATGAGCAAAGATCGCCTGTCCCGGTGCACCACCTTGACGACGGAATACCTTACCAGACTCAATGGTTAGGTCTTGTCCCGGCACAAGGTAATCCTCTGCGATTTCAAATACAAGATCACCTGACTTAGCAGCGTTGTCAATCGCCATACGCATAAAGCCGTTCATAAGCAACTGTGTATCACTCATGTTCTCCGCAAGACCAACGCCAAAGAAGTTATTCGGGTTATACTCATAACGGAAGAAATGGAACGGTATACGCTCTGGCATATAAGGGTTAAAAGCAAATTTCAAAACCTGACCGTTACACACCCAAATCGACACGTTGAATTCATCTGCATCCTCGTATTCTTCTGGAATATCAATCTGTGAAAACAGATCGTCGTCATCTTCAAAGTCTTCACGACCAACGATACCCCAAAACTCATACACTTCATAACGCTCGTTATTCTCATTTTGGCTGTCGTCGTTGATGTCCGTTTCCCACCACTTCTGCTCATAACTGGGGCCGTTTTCCAGAGCAGTGTCAATAGCCTCTGAACGGAACAGAGAACGTTTTTTAAGGTTGCGTAGTTGGTGGGCAGACATACGCCTGTCGATGACGACATATTCGAGGTCGTCCTCACCATAGGCTTCTGGATCAACATAAACGTCCAACAGACGGATGTGCTCATATGTAGGAATCATTTGTTTTACAGGGCGGTACAACGGTGGACCGTCTTCCTGTGGCTCCCAATATGGGTATTCTTTTTCAACCGCGAACGGGCCTTTGATGACGCCCGTACCATACAGCACACTATCAAACAGAGCACGACGCAGAGCCTCATGCCCTGCACCTTCTTGCAGTTGGTCCTGCATCTTCTTGTCCATGAATTCTGCCGCTTCTTGAGCAGGGAAAAAGTTTAGAGATGTAGGTGTGCCACCAGTGCCTTCTTCAAGTTTCTCTTCAACTGGTTTCAACTTTTTCTGGAGTGTTCCAAGATTGAAACGATATCCTGGCTCTAGGTCTTTACCATCGCCGGGGAAGCCATAAGGGCTGTCGAATTCATCTGACTCCTCCATCTCCTGCTCTTCAGGTTTAGGAGGAGCCTTTGGATCAATATGAACAGCTTCTTCAACGCCCTCTGGAATAGGGGTAGGCTTAACCATGATCGGAAACTTATTCCCACTATTGGGAAACATAATTTCGTGAATGATACCGTAGGCAGCAAGAACCTTAGTCTTGGTGACCTTGATGAAAACATCTGACTCTTCATCTTCCTTGAACACGTTGTTTACGTGCGGAAGACCACGATAGTTCAGGTATGCCTCTACCCAGCGCTCCTCCTGCTCACGACGATTATCCTGTGCACGATTAAACCGCTCCAAAACGTAGGTTGCCACAGGGCCATGCTCGGATAGAACAGCCTCATCATCTACAGACTCAATCTCAATCCCTTGCTCGTCCATGTTCTTATCCTACTCTACGTTTGCTGAACCAACGCTTAACGTTGTTGCTAGCGGTTTTTTGTGGGCGGGTTGAGACTCCGAACTCCGCAATGTTGCGTGCCCGTGGACGAGAAGAGATTCCATAACGAAGAGCGTCATACAAGTGATCTTCTGCGGTTGTGTCTACATCCTCGGGGTTTTTCTTATCAACCGGAATAGCCGGGAGTTGTGCAATAAGATTAACGCAATTTTCAAAAATAATTAATCTAGGTTCATCTAGAAATTCATCCACAGCCAGAAGACGGTGAATCTCTTGTTTACCTGCTGCTCGTGTACCTTTACTTCTATCAGATGGACGCCACTTACATCCCTGGGCAATCATTGCTTCTGCAATACTTACAGTTGTATCTCCACGCTTGTGCCAACAAGAACTGTCGAGTACACCGTAGTTAGGTGCCCAAATCTTGTCTCGCTCTAGAACATCATGTGCAAGATCAACTGCTAGACGTTTTGATACATATAGTTCATCAACTACAAAAATCTGGTCGCTAGGTGATACTGCAAACCATAGAACCCCTGTATAACTGCCATATCCATAATCACACGCACGAAATGTTTTCCAGTTCTCAGGAACGTCAAATGATTCACACGTATGAATCTTACGGTTGAACTCGCTGAATGCAGCCCCTTCCGAGACATCCCAATCCCCATAAAGAAGTGCTCTACGCTTTTCCTCTGGCAACGTGAGAAGTGTTTCCACATAACCACTGTTTGCCAGATATGGATTGTCACTCAAGCGGCTAGGGATAAACTGACGCTTCATCAGTGGTTGCCCTGCTTTTGGGTGAGGATTTCCATATTCGTCAAGCGGTGGGTAAACTAGGGTTTCACCTGTTTCTATATCTGTTGCCCAAAATGGTTTACCCCACGGAGCAGGGTCAATGAACATTTTCTTGACCCATTGGTGGCCTGGACCTCCTGGGTTGGTTGTGGCCCTCATAAGGGGCTTAATGTTTGGGTTAGCGCTACGGTTACGAGATCGCAGATAGTCCCAAGCATTAGGGGTGTGCCAGTGAGTCAATTCGTCAAATGCCACATACGGGTAAGGCTGTCCCTGAAAGCGCGAAAGGTCTTCGTCACGATCACAATAGGTCATCCAGATACGGGCACCAGAACTAAACCTCCACTCTGATTTCTTCTCCGACCACTTTGCACCGGGGTCCATTTTTGGGTATAGTTCTTGAGACTTGTTGATAAGTTCACGTAGTTCGTCAGTTGTTTTACGCAGGATCAAACCAACATAATCTGATTCATTAACACCATACAGAGCATCAACTAGAATAGCGTAAGAGTTGTGTGTTACAGTAAAATTTTCTGTTACATAAAGACCATCAGGGTTACTTACAGAAATACACCTACCCTCTATAGTCCCTTTTTGTTCTACTTTAACAACAGCTTTCTGAACAAGTCCTTTACCAAATTTACCACGCTTCTTACGTTCCATACGAAAAAACTTATCAGGATTGTCGTGCTTTATATATAAACAATAAACCTTCTGACAAATTACTTTTGTACCGTCTTGGTCACGATAAGAACCCATCTTATCTGTAATCGTGACACATGCTCCCAAACTTCTAAACAGACTTGCTGCGTCATTTGCTAACTGTTCTGATACTGTGTAATAGTAGATCGCATTCTTGTTGGGGGCTGAGTAACCGTCGGTATCCATTAGCCCTTGAGCAACTGCCCAACGTACCTCTGAAGAATTGATAAGATAATCCCGAGGGATAAATTTTGTTGCACTACGTGTATACATAAGTCCATAGGAAGTAAACGCGCCAACTAACTCTTCTCTATATTCTCCCCCAAAACGTATGGTATTCTTTGTGTCCCACTTGTCTGTTGGGATATACTTTTTGTAGTGCTCCTTATCATCTTCATGGCACGTTATAGTTATTTGATTTGTCGTCAGACAGCCATCCCCAATAAACACCCCCAACAAGTAAGGATCAACCTGTACCCCTTTAGAGTGAAAATACTGCTCAGAGCACACTGGAACTTGTGGTTTATAACCTTTTTCAAGGTACTCTGAAAGTTTTTCTGTACTGACAACCTTACCCGACGCCTCGCCAAACACCCTAACACCATTAATCTTTCTGCCTCTGCGTGCCAGCCACGAAAACCATAAATGCTCCTTAGCAACATCTAGGTGAGTGCCATCCGAAAAGTGTACGGTCCACTTAGGAAGGGTTTCCCAGGCAAATAGATGTTTGACAGTCTGTGTACCTCCTTTTGGGTGGCATATTTCATCACCCACCCTTAAATCTTCAACCTTTACAAAGCCTTCGGGAGTTAGAATTGAGTCACCCTTTTGTACTAGCTTACCACCACCTGCTGCCCCTCCGAATAAGACTTCACGAATAGGGGATGAAAGAAACTCTGTCTGAGGGCCGGGGTTAGGTCTGAAAACAA